CGGCTGCGTGCTATGAGTTTAGCTTTGCCACAAGTGACGCGATCGAGGCCATCAAGGCATCGAACGTCGGCTGCGCGACCATGAACATGTCAGCCATGGCGTCATAGTCGGCATGCAGCCGGACGCGCAGATCGTCGGGCGGCACCAGGCGGAGCGAACCGAGAACAGCGGTGCCGTATGATGCCTTTTTATCGGCAAACATCACGCTCTTGTTCAGGACGACTTTCGACAACAGATCGGGGGCCGCCAAGGCCATGTCGGCGACACCTTTCTCGGCCAGCATCAGGGTGTCATAATAGTGCCTCGACATTTCAGGCAGCAGTTTGCTGCCATGATGCAGCGCATGCAGGATCGTCACTTTTTCCCAGAAGGTGCGCTCGGCTGACAGCGTAGAAACAGTGACTGCGGCATCCGGCAGTTCGTCAGGAAACTCTGCCGCCAGGTACGACATGATCGTGCGGCTTTCAGAAGGCTCAGTCTCACCGCGGGCGCCAAATTCCAGCTTGATCCGCGGTTTGATATAGCCACCACCAAAGGCACCTTCGCCGAAGCCTCCCATGCCGAACGCCCCGTATTCGAGCAGCCTGGGGTATTCGAACAGGATAGTTTGCGCGTCCCGGTCATCGGGATCGAGAACCAGCTTCCAGCCAGCATGGGTGCCAAGGGCTTTTGCTATGGCGGCGTCAAGCGCCGGCATGGCGGTATTATGCACGTATTCCTGGGCAGCACCCTTCAGCGCTTTGGCGCGCCGATCGCGCTCCTTGCCGCTGATGCCATCTTCCATAGGCGTTCTCGTCTGCTCAATCTGTGGGGCCGAGCGACCTATCGTCAGGTCGATGTCTTCAGAAAACCTCTCGATGATCCCGTAGGCTTTGGAAAGCGAGGTGCCGCCTTTGAATGTCAGGTGCTCACCCAAGCCCGGCGTTTCCATTAGCCGGCGCAAGGTCCAGCAGACCCAGAAATCCTTCTCGATGATGATCGGCGTCACGTCGCGGCGAGCAGCAGCTTCGTTGATGAAGGCAAGGCGATCATCATCAGGCCGACGGGCAAAGTTATCCATGATGGGCCACGCTGATCTTGAGCACCGCGTCGCTCATCCACCCAGGCATTGCAGCTTGAGCCTTTTTTAGAGCCCTAAGGTCTTGTTGGCTCAACCTATCGGCACATCGCCGGATGAGATCATCGTCGATGTTTGCTTTTCCAACGTGCGACAATAATTGCAGCACGGCATTGGCCCCTGGCGTTGCGTTGTCCAGGATAGGCGCACGAGAGCGCTTGAGGGCGATAGTCCGTCCCGCCACTTTCTTGACGCGAGAAGAACCGCTCGTTGCATAGCTGGCCTTGGCTGGCACCTGCGCCGAAATCCCCATCAGATTGGCTGCCTGAGCGCCGCTGGTGAAGATCTTGTCTCCGCTCTGGATCGCAACGGCCTGCACGATCGTGTCGGCATCGGGCGTGAGGGCGCCAAGTTTGGCGTGGAGCTTCGGGTAGTCATATAGACCGCGGCCGATCCGCCTAATATGACCCTGCTGAGCCAAGCGGCTGAGCGCCATATCGACAGACGCGCGCGTGCCAAGGTCGAGGAAGTCCTTGGGCGTGAAAGCCCAGCCTCGTCCTTTTCCGCGCACGCGCTTGATGATCCTGTCGGCAACGGCTGCCATCTTGAGCTCCTTTCGTTGGAAAATAGACCATATATTTCTAACAAGCAAGGCTGCTCAAAAAGTCCCTAAAACCCTTAGGATCATGCTGGTTTTCATCAATTTATGTTCGCCTGACCCTACCGATGGGAAGGCCTGTCAAAACATCTCCCGCCCATACCAGCGTATGCGTCCGATGATGTTCACCTCGTCGGCCAGGCAGTCGTAGGGCGGATACCGAGTGTTGTCGGAAATGATCTGAACGCGCGGCGGATCGCTCATTGGCACGTGCTCCAAGCGCTTGGCTACCAGTCCGAGGCCGTCGTGGAGAACAAAGATTCCGGGCGGCTGAGGGATTTTCTGGGACATGTCGACCAGTACCGTGTCGCCATCTTCGAGCGTTGGTCTCATGCTGTCCCCTTCCACCTGCATGACACGCAGCATCGATGGGGCGGCCTTCAAGCGATCCTTGATCCAGGCTCGGCGGAAGTGGAAATCACGCCCAGGCTTTGCCTCTTCCTCAAGGATGGAGCCGCCGCCCATTGAAGGTCGGGCATTGACGTAGGCAATCCCAATAAAGTCGGACTGCGCGCCCTCATCCAGTGGGGTTTCGCCCTGAACGTCTCCCTGTCCGTGAAGCAGCCACTCAACGTCGACCTTCACCGCAGCGGCCACGCTCTTGAGGCGCTCCAGATTGGGCGTCTGCGAGCGGCCGCGGATGATGTCGTACAAGAACGACCGGTTCACACCGGCCAGTGAGGCAACGTCAGCGACGTTCATGCCCAGCTGACGAATGCGTGCGCGGAGGCGCTCCTGCAAAGTTGTCGACATAACTATCCTCAGAAAATTGGATTGTGTGGATAGAACAGGATTGCCGGCCTCCTGTCAAGCTGATATGAGAACATTACCGGAACAAAGGGAATCGGCAATGGGGCGGATCAAGAAGGATTATCACGAGCTCGACGAACTCATTGCCCGCTGGAATCTCTCTGAGTCAGACCTGCGTTACGTGGTCGAGAACGGTAAGCTGCCCCTCTCCGTCCGCATCTACGCTCAGCCCATGGAGCTTGGCTCTTACGAGGCTGAGGACTGGGGCCAGATGCCGGTGCCCTATCATCAAGGCACATTCGACGGCGTGGCAGACTTGCTGCGCTACGATATCTATCGCCTGTTTCTGGAGGGGGAAGTTAAGGCCAGCGAGTTCTCCTTGCCGAATGGCGATTATGCCAGCCTTCTGAACCCAGCGGAGGCCCGGTCGATCAAGCGCGCAAATCTCGTGGTGCGCGAGGACGTTCGCCTTGAATTTGAACAGGCAGTGCTGGGAACCCTTAGTCAGACAGAGCCAGAGAAACCGGACTTCCGGCGCTTTTCCTATGCGGGTCGGATCTGGAATTTCACCGAAATGCAGGCCCGCGGTATGCTGTTCTTGTTCGAGGCGGCCAAGAGCGGTGATCCCGAACAGCACTTCCGCAAGATTCTCGACGCTGCTCATTCTGGCTCGGACAAGATTGCCCATCTCTACTCAAGCCGGCGCGATTGGACGAAGGTGATCCTGAAGGCAAAAGGAAGGCTGGGATGGTACTTTATGGAGCCGAGCCTGGTCGTTGCCATGTCGCGCTGATCGATCGCCTGCCACTTACCAACCCGGAAACGAGCCCGCCTTGCGCGGGCTTTTTCGTGTCCAGGTTTTGCCTGATTCGCTGCGGCGCGAACCGCTTCTGGTGGGTGATCGGTCGGGATTAGGTCGGTGGATGGTTGGTAAAGGTTGGTGCACACCTCCCAGCGCCCGCAAACCCACGCACCAGCGAGGGGCTTAGGTTGGTACATCTGCCAACCACTTCTGTGACGACCACCAACCATATCTCGCTTTAGTCCAGTTTCAGGATGACGAAACAGGACGAAATCATGACCCCTCACACGCTCGCCACGCTTCAACGTGAAGCCAAAAGTGCCGCCCGCCGTTTGGCCCGCAGCCTGAACCTATGTCGCGATGCTGAAGCCGATATCTGCCAGGATCTGCTGGCCGATCTGCTTTCCCGGCTCCACCGCTTCGATCCGGATCGCGGCACTCTTGGTGCTTTTGCCGGTCGTATTGTTGCCAACCAGGCCAGCTGCATTGCCAAGCAGAACCCCACCTACTACGCGCAGGCCGTCCTCTACATGGACTATGCCCGGCTCGACCGGCACTACCTTGTTTGCGTTTCGCCGGGCGCACGCCGTTGGACTGCGGTGCGCACGAACGCCGATCCGGTTCATGCTACCGCGCTGAAGGCGAAGGCGGAACGCATCATCTTTGCCGATGTAGCCCCCCAGCGCATTGGTGGCCCGGACAGCTTTACATGCCGCTTTTGCGACTTTTCTTCCCAGTGCCACGAAGGCGCGCGCGCTGAGCGCAACTGCCGCACCTGCATTGCGGTTGAAGTCAGCCGCGATGGAGGCTGGCGCTGCACGCGGTTTGGCCACGAACTCTCACGGACTGATCAGGAAGCAGGCTGCCCGGAGCACCGTTTTCTGCCTGATCTGGTGGCGGGCGAACAGATCGACGTCATCCATGGGCAGATCGTCTACCGTTTGCGTGACGGTTCGCGGTGGGTCGATGGCGGCCCTCGCGTCCATAGCATTGGCGATATTATCAAGCGGCAAGCTTGCCGCTCTTGCGGTTCGCTCAGCTGGAAAGTGACTGAGGGTGCCGGGCCGCACGCGGCAGGCCTGCGCTGCCTCAGCTGCGATACGCATGGTCGCTGGCTTCAAAAGGCCGAGGTAGTGGCATGAGCGGGCCTCTCGCACTGCGCCCCTATCAGGAGACGGCGCTCACCAATTTGTGGAACTGGTTCTCTGCCGGGAAGCGCGACTGCCTCGTGGTGCTCCCGACCGGCGCGGGGAAGAGCCTGGTGATCGCCGAATGGGCAAAGCTGGTTTTCGATACGGATCCGAGCGCCTGCATTCTGGTGCTGACCCATGTCCGCGAGCTTGTGCAGCAGAACGCGGCCGAGCTGGTTGGGCTTTGGCCTGACGCGCCTTGGGGGATCTATTCCGCAGGACTTGGACGGCGAGACATCGGCGCGCAGCTTTTGTTCGCCTCCATCCAGTCGATCCACAAGAAGGCCTACAAGCTGCCGCGCCGGGTCGACATGGTGCTCATCGACGAAGCCCACATGATCCCGCGCAACGCCGATACCATGTATGGCAAGTTCCTGGCGGACCTGCGCACCATCAATCCGGCCCTCAAAATCGTTGGCCTGACCGCCACCCCCTTCCGCCTCGATAGCGGCAGGCTCGATCAGGGCGAAGGCGCGCTATTCGATGGCATTGCACATGAAACCAATGTGCGAGAGCTCTTCGAAAACGGCTGGCTATCGCCGCCCGTGAGCTATCGCCAGGCAACGCAGATCGACACCAGCGGTGTTGGCACGCGTGGCGGTGAATTTATCGCAGCACAGCTCGAAGCCTCAGCACTGGACGCCCATGTGGTCGCCGCGATTGCCGACCGGATTGTTGAGGCGGGCCGAGACCGACAAGGCTGGCTGGTGTTCGGCTGCACGGTCAAGCATTGCGAGGCGCTGGCCGAGGCGCTCAATGCTCGGGGGTTCTCGGGGACTGGGGTCTTTGGCGATACCAAAAAGACCGACCGCGATCGCATCATCGCTGACTTCAAGGCGCAGCGTTTGCGGTTCCTGGTCAGCCAGGGCGTGCTCACTACCGGGTTCAACGCCCGGCATGTCGATCTTGTTGTGCCTTGAGCCAGTGCCTGACTTCGATGCCGAAAAGATCAAGTCGCTCCGAGCTCGTCAGTCCATCAGCCAGACGGTCCTCGCCTCGCTTCTGAACATAAGCCCATCGACAGTGCGGCAGTGGGAGGCCGGAGCAAAGCACCCGAGCGGCTCATCGCTGAAACTGCTTCATTTGATCGAGCGAAAGGGTCTGGAAGCAGTCCTCTGACCACTGCAGTGCTCGGTCTTCGGCACCTAATTCTCAGCGGCTAAAACGCCTCAATGAAATTTCTCAATGGCTCGGAGCCCCAGAAAACTGGGGTTTTTTCCATTTCCTCAAAAACTCCATTTCTCTCGCGCGCGCGATAAAGGGGGGAGGAGTAGATGGATGGTTTGGGTATATAAT